GCATGAAATGGGGGTGACGGCATGATTGCGCCAACGACACGAGACGGCGCACGCGAGCTGTTCGCAAGCAAGCTTTCCTATGAGCAGATCACAACGAACGACATTCGAGCACTCGAAGGCTTCCTTGCAATCGAGTACGCGCAGCACGAGCGCAACGGCGAGCACATGGAAATGCACCCGTGCTACCGCAAGAAGCACCAGCCGCAAATCAACCTTGCAGATGGCGGTAGAGGAATCAAAAGCGAATTTCTGCGCGTTAGCGGCTTCTACTTCTCAGGCCGTGAAGCTATCTCGTTCAACGAAGACGGATTCATTGGCTTTGCGGGCTGGGCTGATGACACGAACGTTCAGCCATTTCTCAGAGCGTTTCACAAGTGGGTTTGCGAGTGGATGATTGGAGTTACCTACCGATGATTGAGACGAAGCACGCGAAGAGCCTTGGCGAGCTTTCGCGCGGTGATGCCGTGGAGCATCCCGACCACTACGCGGGCGACGGACAGATTGAGTGCATGGACGCTATGCGCTCGATGATGAGCGGCGACCAGTACGCCTTGCCCGCCCAATCTGCCTACTGGTGGGGCTGCGCCTTCAAATACCTTTGGCGCTGGCGGCGCAAGAACGGCGTTCAGGACTTGCAGAAGTGCAAGCAGTGCATCGACTACCTGATTGCCGAGACGGAAGGCAAGAAGTGAAGCGCTACCAGATCGTACTTTGCGCCATTGCCACCGCAGCGACCGTAGCCGCGTTCTGGTGCGTCTGCTACTGGGCTTATCAAGCTCTTCTGGCAATCGCGTTGTTCTTAGTGTTTCTCGCGCTTATAGCGCTCACGTTTTAGGAGGTTTCACATGCTGAAAGAAGATAGAGAGATCGAGCAGGGCGCTTACGGATGCGCCGCAATCGTCCTTTTTGCCGTTCTGGCGCTCGTTGTGAGCATCGCGGTTGGCGTGTTCTTCGGCGCTGGGTTCGGGCTTATCGCCCTTGCGGTGTTCGTCGTGTTCTCGCTCATCTGCGTTATGCGCGCGTTCATGAAGGTTGGCAAGTAACATGGGCGGCAAGTACGAGGTTCGCGGCGCGATGAGCGGGCTTTGCCCGTTCTGGGACGGCCAATTTACCAACTCTCTTGCTCATGCCCTGCTGCTGCTCATCCGATTTTCTCTGAAGTACCGAATCGTTGAGTTCAACATCAGGAAAGAGCCGTTGGATTGCGTGGACTGCCCCGACGATGACTGCCCTTCGCGGATTCGTGAAAACTGCGAGTGGTCATGATGGGCGTTAAGGTCAAGCGCGGCGCAGATGGCGTTTTCGAGTGCCGTTTGTACCTTGGTCGCAGCATCGACGGCAAGGCGATTCGCCCTTATAAGCGGTTTCACAACGCGGCTACCGAAGAGGAAGCGCAAGCCCTCGCTGAGACGTGGGCGGCTTACGTGACGGCTGACGGAACGGTTAGAAGCGCCCGCTTGACCGATTTGCTCGAAGACTACGTGCAACTGCGCGAGCGCAACGGCGCAAGCCCGAACAGCATTAAGAGCTACCGGCTGTTTATCCGCTACGTTGCGCGATACCTGAAGACCGCAAACGCGCGTGATCTTGGCGTTATGGACTTCAACCGCTTTGAGCAACGCTTGCTCATGGCCAAGGACGAAGGCGGGCAAGGTCTTTGCCGAAATAGCGTTATCAACGTCCACAACTTCTTGCGCGGCGCTTATAACCACTTCGTAGACGCTGGCATTTGCGACGCTAACCCGCTGGTGTACGTCGCCAAACCATCGCCGGAGCGGCACGAAGCTTCGGCGCTCACCGAATGGGACTTCGAGGGCTTCAACGAGAAGCTAGAGGGCGCGCTTAGCAAGGAGATCAAGACGAAGGCCGATTACCGCGCCGCCGTCTACGCCTTCGCTTCGTGGATGTCGCTCGTTACCGGCATGCGCGTTGGCGAGGTCTGCGCGGTGCAGCGCATCGACGTTAAGCGTGCTCTGTCTTACGTCCACGTCGGCGGCAACGTCATTGAGGGCAAGGGCAAGAAGCCTTATCGCCGAAACGTCACCAAAGGCCGCAAGTGCCGCAACATCGCGCTTACGCAAGACGATATCGCGGTTATTGATGCCTTCACGAAGCTTCAGAGCGCCGTTCTGGGGCGTTTGGGCGCAGATTGCCCACTGGTTACGCTAGACGGCTCTTATATGCGCCCAACGACGATTTCACGGGCTTTCAGCCGCATACGCGACGCATGCGGACTGCCGCGAGAGATCACGTTTCACAGCTTGCGTCACACGCACGCTTCGTGGCTCATCGCCAACGGTTGCGACTTGAAGACGCTATCTGAGCGCATGGGGCACGCGGACGAAGCAACGACGCTTCGAATCTACGGCCACCTGATGCCCGGACGCGACGCGGCGGCGGCTCAGCTCTTCAGCGAAGCGAAGCGCCGCGCGGCGGGTTAGGAGGTGTGCCAAAGGTGAACCAAAACGCCGTTTTCGGGCATCGCGGCGACCGAGGACGAAACGCGAGATAAACAGCCGCTTTCGGTACGGGATAAAACCGCCCGTGCCAGATAAGAAGTAATTATCAGGCAATCGTGAGAAGGGAGGGTGCCAGTGGAGCCGCAAACATTCGATTTCAAGCCGGACACTTCGAAGCTGAGCAAGGAAATGCAAACGACGCTTGCTAAGACCGAAGCAGCCCTGAAGCGTATGTGGGAGCGCGAGAAGCAGGAAGCGCAAACGGTCTACGAGATCACGATTCCCGCCCAAACGCTGACCATCGTTGGCAAGGAGCACGCAGAGCACGTCTTGAAGTCACTGAAGGCGATTAGGGTTTCCGGCACCTACCGCGTCACGAAGAAATGAGGTGCGATGAAGACCATTGAGCTTAACGACGATGACTGGGCACGGCTCAAACGCAAGCTCATGACGCAGAGCGTTGACGATGCCCTGAAGGACTACACGCCGCCCGTCACCCTGACGCACGGCACCGAGTACATCACCTACGAGAAGGAAGGCTACGAAGATGATTCCGAATCTGACAACTGAGCAGCGCCGCGAAAACCTCGAAAAGGCAAAGGCTGCGCGCCAGCGCCGCGCCGCGATCTTGAAGGGCGTTGCCGATGGCTCTTACAGCGTGCCCGACGTGCTCAACATGGCTTGCGCCGATGATACCGTGGCGCGAATGAAGGTCTTTACGCTCATTAAGGCCGCACCGGGCTACGGATTCGCCCGCACGCAGCAGACCATGCGCAAGCTTCATATTTCCGAATCGCGCCGCCTTCGCGGTCTTGGAGCGAACCAGCGCGCGGCGCTTGTCGAGCTGTTCGGGGGTGCGCAGTGAGCCTAAACAAGATCACGCTTTCGGGCAATCTCGGCGCAGATGCCGAGCTGCGCTATACGAAGAGCGGAAACCCTGTCGTTTCGTTCTCGCTGGCTGTCAACGAGCGAACGCCGAACGGCGACGGCACATGGGGCGAATACACGAACTGGCCTGATTGCGTCATGTTCGGTAAGCGCGCCGAAGCGCTCGCGCCGTGGCTTCGTAAGGGCACCAAGATTTCGCTTATCGGGCGCATCCACACGCGAAGCTACCAGAAGGACGGCCAGAGCATCAAGCGCTGGGAAGTGCGCGTTGATGACGTGGAGCTGATGCAGTACAAGCGCGATGCTCAATCGCCAGCACCAGCGAACGCAGCCGCACCCGGTCTTGCGATGGCAACCGGCGACCCATCGCCCGTTGCGCCAGTTCAACCGTCAGCGACCGACCTTTACGACGATGACATACCGTTTTAGGAGGTTCACTAATGTTTGATTTCTTCAAGAGGAAGGCGAAACCGAGCGCGACGGCTACCGATGAGAGCAAGCCGCTTTGGGTTGAGCTGTTCGACACTCAGCCCGTCGATTCCGAAGGTTCGCTTATCGCCCTCGATGACCTCGTTTCCTATCGCGGCGAGGTCTGCGCGGCTCTCATCAACCAGAGCTACGAGACGGTTACGCTCGAAGCGGGCACGCGCGTATGCCAACTTGTCGTGATGCCTTATGTTCCTTGTGAGCTTGTGCCGGTCGATGAGCTGAGCGACACCGAGCGCGGCGCAGGCGGCTTCGGCAGCACGGGCGTTGAGTAGGTGGTTGGCATGCTGGCAATCATCGGCGGAAGGCAAACGGGCAAGACCACGTGCCTTATCGCAATGTCAAACGAGACTGGCTATCCAATCCTGACCGCAACGCGCGGAATGGCCGAAAACATCGAGCTTATGGCACGTAAGATGAACGTTCAGATTCCGCCCGTCCTGTCGTTATCGGGGATGCCGCTAAAAGGTTCGCTCATGCGTTGCGAACGCGTGCTTGTCGATGAACTGGGGCTTGTGGCTGAGTACATTATCGGCGCTGAGGTTGTGGCTGCTTCTATTGACGGCGTGGCGCTGGTAAAGGCTCAGCCGCCGAGCACAGACCTTGCGAAGCTTGGGCTATGGGAAGCCTTCAAGCTTTGGCGCGAAGAGCGCAAGCGCGCACGATCTGGCGGTGACGGCATGTGAGAGCAAAGGAGTATTTCGAGGGCATCCGCGCCGAGGTGGTGAAGACCGACAAGGCGCGGGAAATGCTCGAACGCATGAAGGCGCGCGAGGGCGCGAAGGCTCAGAGCTACCAGACGGGCGGCAGTGGCGGAGACGTTAGCGACCCGATGGAATCCGTATCGCAGCGCATCGACTTCGAGGGCAAGCTTAGGCAGCGCATCGCCGATGCTGAGGGCACGCTAGACGAAGCGTGCGAAGTGCTCTACGGCTCGGACGGGCGCGGCGGCTTGGCTAGGATGAAGGGCGCGCACTACGCCGACGCAATCTGCATGTATTACTGCCAAGCCGAGACATGGGGCGAGATTGCGGAAATCATGCAGTGTTCGCAGAAGTGGTGCCGCAAGCTCTGCGAAGTTGGGTTTGAGTTTATCGACCGCGTAGGTTGGGCGCACATCAAGAACGCCTGAAAATTGGGTGTTCCCTTCAGTTCCCTACTTATGCTAAAATTCGGTACGGTGGATTAGGTAGTAAGGCCACGGGCAATTGCGCTCGTGGCCTTTTTGTTTGGAGCGTTGGCAGAGTGGCTTATTGCGCACGGTTGCTAACCGTGTGGCGCACTGTCGCCCGTAGGTTCGAATCCTACACGCTCCGCCATATCTCAGGGGGTGCGCATGGCTAAGGACTTCTCGCGCGCCTTCTACGCATCCGCCGACTGGGAACGCGCAAGAGACGCGGCATTGACGCGTGATGCTCACCTATGCCAGCACTGCTTGCAGCAGGGAGAGATCACGCCCGCAGTCATGGTGCATCACATTATCGAGCTTACGCCAGCGAACATCAGCGACCCAAGCATTGCGACCGACCCAAGCAACCTTGTTAGCCTATGCGACCGATGCCATAAGAAGGTGCATGGTTGGATAAGGCAAGGTTCGACAAGGCAAGGGCTGGCCTTCGACAGCGACGGCAATTTGATATCGCTTGGCGAGTGACACACAAACGCGACACAACACAGGGCGACCGCGAGAAAGCGGACGCAAAACCGCAGGTAAACCCGCGAGACAATCCCCCCGGTCTGAAAAACGCAGGTGGTGCCTAGGGCAC